AACTATTGACGATTTGATTGAATTTTGTATGAAGAATAATTTTTCTAAATTCAGCAGCAAAGAATCTAATGCAGAAATTAGCGTCCAAATGCCAGCAGTCGCTACATTTGGAAAATCTGATGATAATAAGCATACAGAAGGATTATGTCCTTTTAACGCTACTGCATATCATGATCATGTCAACTTAAACAAATCTAATATCAACGAAGATACATTTCAGGAAAATACACAATCTATACCATATCGCCCTATTCTGGCAAATATCGTTGAAAATTCTGATGGTAATAAAGATTTTGGATCACATGATTTTACAGTGGAAACTGATGAAAATGGAGAAGAAAAAATCACTTATCAGGAACGTCCAGTTGGTGTAATCAAAAAAGATTATACAATTGAATATGATAAAGAAGCCGGAGTTAACAGAGCTGTAATTCAGGGATATCTCTGGGAAGGATATTGTCAGGACGCAATTGATATTATGCAGCGTAGACAACAGGTTGATTGTAGTGTTGAATTGAGTATTAGAGAATTATCATTTAATGCTAAGGATAAAGTGTTAAATCTGGATGATTATTATGTCAGTGGATTGACTTTACTAAATGAAAATGTTGGTCCAGGTATGGCTGGAAGTAATGTTCAGCTTGCTGATTTTGAATCAAAAAATTCTGTATATTCTAATTTTGATGTAAATACTAAAATGCTTGAAATGTTAGAGAAGATCAATGCTACTCTCTCTAATTTCAATAAAAAAAATGCTGATGGAAAGGAGGACAATCAGGTGAACAAATTTGAAGAACTTTTAAAGAAATACGAAAAAACTGTAGATGATATTACTTTTACATATGAAGGTCTTTCAGATGAAGAACTGGAGGCTGCCTTTGCTAAGGCGTTTAATACTGATCCGACAGGTGATCCTGCTCCTACAGAACCAGAAAAATTCGTAAAATCATTTGAACTTTCTCACAGTGATATTCGTTGTGCACTTTATAACTTATTAAACGCATATGAAGAAGCAGATAATGATTGGTATTTTATTAATTCTGTATATGATTCTCATTTTACATATGAGAATTGGGATGGAGATAAAATCTTTGGACAGGCATATAAAAAAGATGGCGACAATGTTTCATTTGATGGTGAAAGATATAATCTTCATCGTGAATTACTGACTGATTCTGAATATTCTGAACTTCAGAATATGAGATCAAATTATGCTGCAATTTCAGATAAACTTGCTTCTTATGAAAAGAAAGAGGCTGACGAAGCTAAAAATGCACTTTTTGAGTCAGATGATTATAAAGGAATTTATGAATCAGAAGAATTCAAGGGGTTAAAAGAAAATCATACAGAATTTTCAGTTGATGAATTAAAGTCTAAACTTGATACTATATTGCTGTCATATGCTAAGTCTGGCAAGTTAAATTTTGCTGTTGAAGATGGTGATGTGCATGATGATAACGCCGGCAAAAAAACAGTAAGTAAAAAGACTTTTGGAAATCCATCACAGACTAAAAAGAAAAATAGATATGGATCTTTATTTGCATAATGCAAAATAACATATTTGTTTTATAAATCAGACCGTAAATACGGTCTTATTTTTTTGCCAAAATTTATGAAAGGAGAACAACATGATTAAGTACAGTATTGAAAAGCATGCTGTGGCCTTCCCTTCTAAGCTTGTTGCACAGAATGGCGGAGAACACATTTATAACATTACACTGACCTCTGATACAGATAATGGAAATCTTGTAGCAAGAGGCGATTTTGAAGATCTTGACCGTTACACAGAAGCTGCTGTTACTACATTTGAAGGTAAAATTCAGAAACAGGCTGCTAATGGTAATTGGTATGTAGAGGTTGTTGATCCAGGAGATGCTCTGTTTGTTTACATGCAGGCATTTATTGCAGAGGATTGGACAAATACATGGAAGAAGGAGTCTAACTTCTATAACGCAAAAGGAGACGTTGTAAGAGGTTATGCTCTTCATAAAGGTGATGTATTTGAGGTATCTGTTGAGGGATTCGATGGACAGCCAGCTGAAAAAGCGACAGTTACTTGCGAAAACAAGAAATTAAAAATTGGTTAATTTAAGGGAAAGGAGGAAAAAATATAATGAGACGTAAAATGACTTTTGCTGATTTAAGTGCACATGTTCAGGAAGTATTTGCTAGCATGTGTAAAGATGGTGTTACACCAGAGGAAAATTATGAAGGCTTCAAAAAGCTTACATATGATCTGAATCATAATCCAAACGAAATGTTTGATGAAAATGGAAATAAAAAGACCAAACGAGACGCAGAAGATGCGGTTCGTAAATTTGTATATGCAATTATGGGACTAAACGAGAATTCTACAAAACGTGACAGAAATCGTGCTATGAAGAAACATGGTATTGAACTGTTCGAAGTTATGGAAGAAGAAATTGATATTAAAGTCGAAACAGGCTTTAAAGAATCAGAATTCTTCAATAACTATGTAGAGACAAGAAACCTTTCCCGCGGAGATCGCCAGGAATTCTGGACAGATGATAAAGTTGTTTTATCTACAACAAAAATTGCGGGCGATCATCATGACTTTACACTTCAGAGACTTGGTTCTGGAGAAAGTTATACTGTAACCACAAGTGTATACGGTATTGCTGTTGGTGCTGATATTGATCTGTATTTGGCAGGAAGACTTGATTGGTCTAAATTCACAGATCAGTGTGCTGCTGCTTTCGTTAGACAGATTCAGAATGATATTTATGCGGAAATGATGAACGCAGGAAAGAAACTTCCAGCTCAGTTCCAGGGTACAGGCGCTCTTTCAAATGCTACTAAGGACAAGCTGGATGAACTGCTTGAGGATGTATCTCTTGCAAATGATGGTGCTCAGGTAGTTATTATGGGTACAAGAACTGGATTACAGCAGTTCCAGAAACTGATGGATGTTGATTGGATCACAGACGATCAGAAGAAAGATGTTGCTACAATGGGACGTCTTGGATACTATGGTCCATATACATTAGTTGAAATCCCACAGAGATTTGCTCTGAATGATACAACTAAGAAATTAATGGATCCTAAGACTCTGTTTATTATGCCGCAGGTTGAAGATAAGTTCATTAAATTCGTTGATGTTGGTGAAACAGAAATCTATGAAATCACTGATAAGGGTGATCGCATGGATGATACAATGAAATACGAAGTACAGAGATCAATGGGCGTAGGAACACAAATCGGACGTTATTTTGGCGTTTGGACTTTAGCCTAATTTTTTTATTGTAAATTAATATTATAGTCGTGTGTCATATAGATGCACGACTATACGAATAAAAGGAGGAACTTTTCATGGCAACTACTGCAGTGAAAAAGACAAAGACTACTGAAACTGCTACTGAATCTGTTGCAGCATCTGTTACGGAACCTGTTACATCTGAATCAGCAAAAACAGTAGAAGTAAAAAAAGAAAAGAAAACTTATGCCCCTACTGATGGGATTCCATGTAAATCTATTACTAATGGTGGACTTTATATGCCAGGGCTTAAGTCAAATATTTTATACACATGGATTGATGCCGGAGATGTAATTGAAGTTGAATATCAGGATCTGCAGGCAGCAATCAGATCAAATAATGGTTATGTTATGAATCCATTTTTTGTTATTGAGGATGAAGAACTTGTTGCACAGTTTCCACAGCTTAAGAAAATTTATAATACATTATATTCTGTAGGTGATCTTGAAGATGTAATTACAGAACTTTCTCCCGGAGATATGAAGGCTACTATTCTTTCACTTCCGAAAGGGGCACAGGACTCTATTAAACATCTTGCTTCAAAAATGGTAAGTGACGGTAGACTTGATAGTGTAAGAAAAATTAAAGTGCTTGACGAAATCTTTGATACAGAAATGAGTATTATGACAGGACTATTTAATTAAAAATAAGGAGGTATATTATGCCTTCTCTAAATTACGAAGAAATATACTCAAAATTTCGATTAAAAGCAGAAGCTTATGATATTTTACAATATCGTGAAGATGATGTAAGTGCGGTTTTTATGCCGGAATATTTACATGCATCAATAAATAAACCTTATATTCGAAGACTTTTTTCTGAATTGAAACTTGGAGATACAGTTCAGGAATTGACATATATAATGAAATATTCTGTTGATGATGATTTTGATGCAGAATTTATAACTGATATCTTAGGTATAGGTATGGTAATTGAATGGATCACACCCAAAATTAACAGCCTGAATAATACTCAGCAGGTATTTGGATCTTCTGAGGAAAAATTTTATTCTCAGACTAATCATTTAAATGGTTTAAAAGATTTAAAAAAATCATTAATCAAGGAACAGAAGAACTTGATTAAAGATAGAGGTTATATATGGAATAGTTATCTGGATGGAAGTAATACATAATGGATACAATTTACGGACATTTTGATGATTTACAAATTGAAGAATATAAGGAAAAATTACACAAAGAAATGTTTTGGCTTCTTTTATATAAGGATCCAAAAACAAAAGATGAATTTAAAAATGTTGACTTTGAAAAATATTTTATCAATTTAATGAAGAAAATCGATGGTTTGAATACTCTTCTCTTCTATCCTGTAGAAATTGTAGCAATTATGAGTTTATTACAGGCGGCTCTCAATGAGACAAGAAGTGATGATTTTAATTATCGTTCTTACCGAAAATTGATACTAGATGCGCATTCGTTAGTAGACAAAATTAATTCTAGGAGTTGATTCTATGGTTACTGCAGAAATGTACAAAAATTATTTGTCATCATATGGCAGTAATCTAGCTCAGGTAAAGAAAAATCAGTCTGATGCAATTATGAATAATTCTTTTACTGCCGATGCACAATATAAAAGAGTTTATATTTTAACAAAAGATGGATGGAAATGGGAAGATGCTAAATATCAACGTCATGCCAAGCTTTCCATTCTTAAAGATGCAGTGGATTATTATTTACAATTTCGGCCTAAAGTACATTATCCAATAGGAAGTTATGTGTTTGTTCCTGATGATACTGACTTCGATATTAACATATCTGGGCACGAACTTGATAATCCGCTCTCACTTCCAGACGAAAGAATTACACAACTGTGGTTTATTGTCGGTAGAGATGATGCGAATGCTTTTGTTAGATATAATATATTAAAATGTAATTGGAAATTTCAATGGATTTACGATAACAAATTATATAAATGTTGGGGTTCAAATAGATCAGCTAATAGCTACACAAGCGGTCGTTGGGATGATCAATATACATCTTCGCTTGATAATCTGACAGCTGCATGGCTTCCAGATATTTATTATGCGTATGGTAATAATTTATATGATTTAGGACTTAGTGACGATCGTACTATTATGCACGAACAACGTTTTATGCTTACGAATAACATTCTTGACCCAAAAGTCTATCAGGTCACAAAAATAATAGATCTTAATCCTTCTGGAGTAATTAAACTTTCCATAAAACAAGATGAATTGAATAAAAAAGTTGATAATGTTCAACTTAGAATTTGCAATTATTATAAAGGTTCTGGTGATCAAAAAACAGAGATTATTCAGAAACCTCAAACAATGATTACAAGTTCACAAATTGAATGGATGTATCTAAATGACGATGGTGAAATCGAGCCATTATTGGATCGTTCAAAACAGTTTCTTTATATTGGAAAAAATTCATATTTTGAATATAAACTTCCTTATTCCGATCTTACTTCTGAATGGAATATTAGTCTTGTTGACAAAAATTCCAAATATACAGAAGAAGAAAAATCATATTATGAAGGATTAATGAAATTGACTGTAATGGATAATATCACTATATCACTTAAGCCTGGAAAAGCTCATAGTTTGATAGGCAAAAGATTTAATTTATCAGCCACAGATAATAATGGGGATAACCATTCTTCTATTGAAGTGGAGGTGCAATTAGATGAATAGAGATATATCACATATTACACGAGATCTTGAAAATAAGAAAAATAACGACATTATTTATAAAAAAGATAAATTGTTAAAATTATTCAATGAGGATCCTGATCTTAATGAAATTTTAGGAAAAAAAGATAAACGCCCGTTGAATAAATATACAGATAAAAATAATCCCACAGCTCAAGAACTAAATGAGCGAAATTTAATCATTGAATATAATAAACGAGTTGATAAGAAGCAAATTCTTCCTATATTAAAACTGAATGGTATTAATAAAGAAGTATTAAATTTTATTATGTTTGATATAAATGATACTGATACATCATATTACAATAAGGCTATGAAAATACAAACACTTATAGTTATGTGTTTAGTTCATGAAGATGATCTTGATACAGAATATGGGATTGTACGAACAGACTTATTGAGTTATATCGTAAAAGATCTTTTATGTTGGACGAATTCTTTTGGAAATCAACTTAAATGTATAGATGATTATGGAGATATTATTGACTCTAGGTATTATTGTAGAACGTTGAAATTTGAAATTGAATGTCCTAATAATTTATATGCAGGAATGAATAACAAATATGACAATTTCCAAAGAATCTGAAATTGATGCACTGAAATTATATTTTGGTGAACCATTTGTTATCGAAAATGATACATATAATGACATTATAATTAATCAACCTACAATAGGAGATATCATAAAAAGTGGTGAGAAAAAGATTTATTCTACTATAAATATTTTTATTGCTAATCCTACTATGTATCGCATGCAATTATGGGATCTTGGTATTGATTGGAATAAAATGTCTGACTTTTCTTTGTTTTGTATGCTTGTTCCAAGTATAGACTCAAAATCTACAAAGTTACTATTCGGTGACTTGAATTTCCAATTATTTCAATTGCAACAAACACAAACAGAAGACGGAGAACCGTTTTTTTATTTACTTAATGAGGAACAAAATGTTCAGATAGATGAAGCCGCATATTTACAGATGGCTTCGTATTTAAGAGCTATGTTCAACACTTACCCAAAAGTGGAAAAAGCCAGGGGAAAATCTACAAAAGAATGGATGATTGAAGAAGATCGCATGAGCTTCGAACAACACAAAAATGATGTTTACAAATCCACTCTTCTACCACTCATATCTACTTGTCTTAATCATCCCGGTTTCAAATATAAAAAAAATGAATTACGTGAAGTTGGCATTGTTGAATTTATGGACAGTGTTCAAAGATTACAAGTTTATGAATCTTCCACTGCTTTACTTAAGGGTATTTATAGCGGCTTTGTTGACGCTTCAAAGATTGATAAGAATGAACTTAATTTCATGAGAGAAATTTCTCTCAAAAATTAATTTCTATATACAAAAAATTTAAAGGAGGAAATCATAATGGGATTTACATTAGATGATATCGTAATCGACCGTGTTCAGTATGGATATGCTGAAGATCTTAGCGGAAATCCATTATATGCATTAACTCAGCTTCAGGATGCAACTATTAATATCAGTGCTGAGTCAACAGATGCAACAGATAATCAGGGTAACCTGATCAAACGTTTCTGGAAGGCTAAAACAGGTGAGTTTACTGCAAATAATGCAATGATTAACCTGAACGTTATTGGCGCTGCGTCTGGCGAAGGTAAAAGAACTGCTTCTTCTACTAATAAAATTAAAATGCCAAAAATTATTACTGTAAAAGCTGGTGCAAAAGCAACATTAACAGGGGTTGTTGATGGTACTGTAAAAGTTAATGCATTCAGCGCAAATGGTTCTATGGGTGAAGCATTTGAGAAGGATACTTCTGCTGCAACAGATAAATACGCTCTTACAGAAGGGGGAGAATTTACACCACCTACAGCTGCAGGCGTAGATACTTACATCGTTATGTATGAAAGAGAAGTTGAATCTGGTGTTGCTATTACTAATAAGGCAGATAAGTTCCCACAGACAGTAAAGCTTACATTAAAGGCTCTTGCTGTTGATCCATGTCATTCTGACGTTCTTAAAGGAGTGTATATTGTACTTCCATCATTCCAGGTATCTCCTGAGATTGAAATCTCTCTGACAACTGACGGACAGCTTGCTTACTCTGGATCTCTTCAGGTAGATTACTGCTCTGCTGATAAAGCTCTTTATCACATTTATTGGGCTGATGAAGACGAAGAATAATCATTAGATAATATAATATTATTCTAATTACGGTCGGTATGTGTCATAGCATACCGGCTGTTTTACTATCCATATTCAAGGAGGAAAACATGGTTAAGAAAAATAACAAGAAATGTATTTTATGCGGAAAAACATATACATATTGTAGTCGCTGTGAAGAATTCGACCATCTTCCAAGATGGATGGAGATTTATTGCAGCAATAATTGCAAAACAATCTTTAATACATTGACAGAATATAATGCTAAAAACATTACGGCTAGAGAAGCTGCTGAAAGAATGAAAGATTGTGATATGTCTGATGTCAGTAAATTTCATGAAGTAAATCAGAAAATGATTGCAAAAATTCAGAAAGAAACTGCTGATATTAAATTACAGAAGATCTCAGAAAAAGATATTGTTGAGCCGAATTCTGTAGTTAACGAAGAAAACAGCGAGGAAATTGAAACTTGTAAACCAGTGCGTACAAGAAAACGTAAATAGTATTTGAATAGTGATTTTTTAGGGGTATGTCTCACTATTCGAGACTACCCCTTTTTTCACTTTTAAGGAGTAAAAGGATTATGAGAATACAATCAAATTTGAAGCCGCGTGATTATACGGAGAAAGAAGTCTGCAGGATTATAAATCCGAAGCAGCGTGATTTATATATTAAACATAGAGTATTTCCGATAGATATGTATCCAAGTGTTACGGATGACGGAAAAGATATTATTGTTTACATTTTTTTAATTGAAGAAACCAAAGAGCTGTTTCAGCAATGGCTTAATCATACACTTGAATAAGGAGAAACTCTACATGAAAGAAAAAATTTTAGATAAACAAGTTCTAAGATATGTTATCGCCACTACTGTTTCTGGCAAACCAACATATCTCAAAAAGAAATTGCAAAAAATTGAATACAGTTTTGTAACAGATATTGATGACGCTACTAAATGCTCATCTTATGCTATTGCAGAGGCTGTAAGAAAATACTACGAACATGATACTCGTGATACTAATGCAGGATTGATTATTATTCCGGTTGTTATCAGTTATGAATTAGTAAAAGAGGTTTGAATATATGGATAAATCAATTATATTGACAATTGATGATTTTATATCAGTGAATCACTATTTGGCATATAGAGCCATTATGAAAAATGGTAAACCAATGGCTATGAGTTATAAAACTCAAGAAGCCAAAAAATTCCAAACAGAATTTACTGAATATGTGAAACGACAAGCAAAAGAACAAAATTGGGAAACAGACCCTAATCCTATGCAGCACTACTATGTAGATGCTGTTTTTTATTTTCCAAGAATTGATATGGACACAAATAATTATTGGAAAGTTGCATTTGATGCAATCACTGACTCAGGTGTTATTTGGGTAGATGATAATATGGCTTGCGAACGAGTTATAAAAGTATTATACGATGCTAAAAACCCACGTATTGAATACACCATTTATAAGACTAATTTTATTGGTATTTTTGATAATATTGATCAGATGAATGCCTTCGAATCAACTTGTAAAAATTGCAAAAGATACTGTCGAAATTGCTCTATTTTAAGAAAAGCAAAAGAAGGACGTATCCAAGAAGAAATTCAAAATAATGTCTGTTCTAAATATAAGGAATGATTTTTATGTGGACAGACAATGAAAAACAAATATTGATTGAAAATTATCCAATAATGACAACTTCGGAACTTATGATTTTATTAAATAAGTCAGAAGGACAAATTAGAGGGATGAAAGAACGGTTAGGGATTAACCAAAAACTTAATGTTTTTACTAATGAAGAAAAAGAATTGATACGAAAATTTTACGAAGAAAATTCAGAACAACTAAATTTGGATGATTTTGCCAAAAAGCTAAATCGTCCTAAGACATCAATTTGCAGGTACGCTAACAAAGAGGGATTAACAAAATCATCAAGACCCATGACAGAATTAAAGAAGAAAACTCTTTCAGATAAAGCCAAAGAATTTATTTTAACTGAAAAATATCAAAAAGAGATTTATCCGAATCAAGTAGCATTACTAACATATTATGCTCAAAATGAACATCCAAAAGGTATGTTAAATAAACACCATACTGATGATGTTAGACAGAAAATGTCAAAATCACATATTGAATTGGCAAGAAACATGACAACCGAAGAAAAGCATGATATTGCTATGAAAGCAGTTCAAACAAGATTACATAATGGTGGGTATAATACTACTTCTAATGCGTATTCCAGATGCAAAGGTGGCATTAGATCTGATTTAGATTGTTATTTTAGGAGTGCATGGGAAGCTAATGTTGCTAGAATCTTAAATTGTAAAAATATTAAATGGGAATACGAAATAAAAAGATTCTTTTTTGAAGAAATAGTAGATGGTGTAGCAAGTTACCAGCCAGATTTTTACTT